TCCCATGACCGATTACCCGCTGCGCTTCGTCACGATGCCCTTCACGTATCCGACGGTATCCACATCTACATCACCGATCATTCCGGTGCCTCCTCCGGTGCAGGAAGTTGGTTCAGTCACCAGCCTTCTGGTCGCCGAAATCAAGCGACTGACGGCGCTTGTCGCTAGCTTGACGCCGAATCCGGAACCTGTGGTCGAAGCCAAGCCATCGATCCCGCTGCGCGCCTTGTCCCAGCAGCATCAGAAGGTTGGCCTGTTCGTGCTGGCCTATCGAGACGACTGAAGCCCCCTTCATGACGAAAAAGCCGATCTAAATTTTGAGATATTTGCCGTCTTTGGCCGACGCCGTGTTGGTAACCGATTGATTTCTCTTACGGTTTTTTGACACTTTCTGCTGTTTGAAAAAATGCTTGACAACATTGATTCTACCTCAAACGGTCCGCCCCATCGTGCCTACTGCGTCCGACTATGACGTTGAACTGTCGAGCTTGCATGCAACCGGAGGTGCCCCAAAGCACCGATGGTGCGGTAGCCTTATACGGAATTCTGCGTGTCGTGGTATTGCATCAATACGCATCCCAAGCGTGAACAGCTGGCGGCAGCGAATTGCGTGCAACAGGGATTCGAAGTCTTCGTTCCCAGCTACATTCGAGTCTATCCGAGGATAGGCGAACGCATCGTCCCGCTGTTCCCAAGCTACTTCTTCGTGCGGTTCGACGTGGAAACCGACCATTGGTATGGCCTGTGCCATACACCAGGAGTGAAGCGTCTTTTCGCTATCAAACCTACGATGAGCAGCAAATCTAAGGACTTTGGCTATATCAAACCGATTCCTGTGCCGGATCCGTTCATCGAGACGCTCCAGGCCCAGACCCTGCAACCGATCGATGATAAACCGGCAACCCCGGTTATCAGCCCCGGTGCGAAGGTTCGTGTGATCTCCGGCCATTTCCAGGACCGTGAAGGCATTTGCAGCTGGTCCACGGCCAAACGGGTGTCGCTGCTGATGCACGTCATGAACGGCACCGTCGAGATAACCTTCAGCCGGGACAGCGTGGAGCTCGCCGCATGAGTGATAACGTCATTTCCATTCGTCGCAAGATCACCGTGCCGCGGCCGGCGAACAACGCGGTGATGAATCCAGATCCATATCCGGGCCTGATTCGCTTCAAAAAGGGCCAATCTGGCAATCCAGGCGGCCGTCCGCGTGCTGTAGGCGAGATCAATGCCTTAGCCCGGTCGCATGCCCCCGAGGCCATTACCCGCCTGCTGTATTGGATACGTCAGGAAGACGCCAAGACCTCCATTGCAGCCTGCATTGGTATGCTCAACCGCGGTTGCGGTCTGCCGATGCAATCGACCGAGCTCTCCGGCCCCGGTGGCGTTAGCCTGTCGCCTCCCAGCCTTCAGGTGAACTTCGTCGCCGGGCTGCCGCAACCAGTGGAGCAAACATGAACTACGAACCACCGATCATCTACAACGTGCCTGAATGGTTGGCTGATCGCATCTGCAAGCAGGGTCTGACAGTAGCCAATACGGTGCTTACCGCAGAGGCCGCAGCAGCGACTTCTGCTGGTGATGCAGCCAACGCTGCGATCCTGACGGGCTACAAAAACAAAGTTGTTGCTGCTGGTGGGTAATCATGTTGATCCAATCTGGTTTCCCTGAATGGATGGTCAGGCTCATCGAGAGCCGTGGCATAGCTGGTGCCCTTGCTGCTCTTGACGCCTTGATAGCGGATGCTGATACATCCGAGGCTGGAATAACCTATACGAGTTATCACAGTCGGCTGACCGGGTGGAACACCACGGTGCCACTCCAGCCAACAAGCGTAGCTGAAGGCGACCTGACCACCCCAGTGCCGTTGAACCCTGAGACCCCATGACCAATCCTGTCCGCCTTAGCCCGGCGGACTATCAATGCATTCGAGAACAAAAGGACGCTGGGTTTACTTGGAAGCAGATCGGCTCCCAGTTCGGCCTCACTGAAAGACAGGTGAAGGAGCGCGCGTCTCGACTTGGCATTCGTGCGACCAAAGTTTCCTTTCGCCCTACCCAACCGAAAGTCGCGCAACGGATATTGGCGCAGCCGATCCCAAGAGGTGTAGCGACCTTGCCACCATTGCCTAGCCTGCTGATGCCATTACCCAAGATTATGGGTTCTTAATGTCACCTTCGGTCAATCTCGAACTGCCGGAGAAGTTTGCGGCCCTGTATCATCCGGGTTATCGGTACCGTGTATTCTACGGTGGTCGTGGAGGCGCGAAAAGTATTAGTTTTGCACGTTCTTTGATAGCTCGGTCGTATACTGATCGTATTTTAGTACTCTGCACTCGCCAGTATCAAAATTCCATACAAGACAGCGTACATCGCACTATAGGGGCACAAATCTACGAAATGGGTCTTGATCCATGGTTTGACATCCAGAAGCAAACCATCATCTGCAAGTTAACGGGTAGTCAATTTATATTTAAGGGTCTGCAGAACCAAATTGGCGAAATAAAGTCAATGTACGGCATTAATATAATGTGGATTGAGGAAGCACAGTCAGTAGTAGAGGAAGCATATTTAATACTTGATCCCACTATTCGTGAAAACGACTCAGAGGTGTGGATCAGTTTTAACCCATACGAAGAATCCGATCCTACGTACAGGCGCTATGTTACTTCGCCCCCTAAGAATGCTATTGTAGTCAAAGTCGACTGGCGCGACAATCCATGGTTTCCCCGGGCGTTGGAAGAACAACGCCAGCGGATGCTGCATGACGATCCAGAGAATTACGACTGGATATGGGAAGGTGCCTGTCGGAAGCTAAGCGAAGCGGCGGTTTTCCATGGAAAAGTACACATTCAGACGTTTGACGAAGCTCCTGACCGCACTCATTTCTATCACGGTCTTGATTTCGGCTACGCTGCTGATCCGACGGCGTTGGTTCGGTGCTGGATTAGACCTTCCGATGAAGGATACGGCGAAGACCTGATGATCGATCGCGAAGCATATGGCCATGGCATTGAGCTCGACGAGATGGCGCAGTTTCTCGACAACAGCTGCGAGACAGCTCGATTTTGGCCCATCGCTGCTGACGCAGCCCGGCCCGAGACGATCAGCTACCTAGGACGTCAAGGTTTCAGCGTGAGAGCAGCGGAAAAGTGGCAAGGTTGTGTCGAGGATGGTGTTTCCCATCTGCGCGCCTTCCGTAAGATCGTTATCCATGAACGGCTATGCCCAAATACCGCGCGTGACTATCGGCTATATTCCTACAAGGTCGATAAGAAGGCATTGGATGCGCATGGACGCCCACTGATCCTGCCACTTGTTGAAGAAAAGAACGACCATGCATGCGACGCAACTAGGTACGCACTTGATGGCATGATCCAGCATCGTGGCGGCCTGGGCATGTGGCGGAGGTTGATGGATTAATGTCAGAAACCATCTCCCAAATCCCTGCTGGTTCTACCGGGTTCATGAGTGACCTGATCCCGTTGACGCAGGGCGCAGCGGGGCCGGGCACTGGCACGACGCGCACTCTGACCACAGCCAAGGTATTGGCAACGTCTGGTACGATCTACGCCGGCGATCCGTCATGGGTTGGTGGAGTTAAAGCTGACGGCATCTCTGATGATACTGCTGCCTGGAATGCAGCTATTGCGACTGCCAGCTTGACTGGTGCCTGGGTCGTCGCACCGATCGGCGTTTCTCTCGTTACTGGCCTTACCGTGCCTTCGAACGTCGGCATTATGGGCCGTTCCGTCGAATCTTATTCCGGCACGGGCTCTACGACCCTTGGCAGCATTATCAAATCGGTCTCTAGCAGTGTTCCAGCCATTACTATGGCACCATTCTCCCAGCTCATGAGCTTGCAGATATCTGGCATATCTGCACAGCCATGTGTGCGCGCTACAGGCGGTGCTGTTAACCTGACTGATGTGACCTGCTTCGGCGGTTCGATTGGCGTCGATTGTGCGACTGCGGGCGGCCAGTCGATGATCTCAAGCTCGCGCATCTATCAATGCGGTATCGGCATTGCGAATTGCGTGGCAACCCAGATCAGCGACTGCCTGATTAGCTTCTCCAGCAATCATGGCATTTTGCTCAGCACAGGTTGTGTTAACAACATCATCAGTGGCTGTCGTATCGAGTCATCCGCCAACGACAACATCCACATTGAAACCAGTGCCAGTGACATAGGCGGCAACGTTATCACCACCAATTCGATCGATTCTTCTGGAAAGAACAACATCTCGCTGCGGAATGCTCGGAATACGACGATCACCGGCAATTCTATCGGCCGGGGTGGAGCGTCCTCCTCCGGCATCATCATTGGCACGTCTGTCGATGCCAATATCTTCCTGTCTGGCTGTGCTGGCGTCGCTATTGTCGGCAACACCACATGGGTTGGGCGTCAGAATGTCAACAGCTATACCAGCCCATATTACGCGATATGGGATGATGGCCTTAACGGGTCGGGCGCATCTCCGGTGAACATCTTTTCGGGCAACATCCTACAGTGTCACAATAACAGCGCGATACTGCCGTCGCCGCCACTGGCGATCAATACGACGGCAACCTTCTCTTCACTCGTTCCATACAACGTTATCAGCTGGGTGTAATGGCGGTCGATCGCCGCAAGCATATCAATACTCGTACCGGGAACGTTAACGCGTTCGCGAAGGACAGCTTTACAAATTTCGCAGCCAGTTTAGGCTATGGCGCGTCCAATCTATCTAGCGGTTCTACTTATGGTTTTAACCCCATTAGTAGGAACCACACGCTTCTGGAATGGATGTATCGTGGTAGTTGGCTAGTAAAGCAGGTCGTTGACTGCGTTGCGGATGATATGACCCGTGAGCAGATCCTCATCGAGTCCGACATGGACCCGGCTGAGATCGATAAGCTCACTGAGAGGTTCGAAGAGTTGCTGATCTGGCAGCGACTCAATGAAACTCTGAAATGGGCCAGACTTTATGGGGGCTGCATCGCGGCCATCATTATCGATGGTCAGAGACCAGAAACTCCGCTGAATTGTGACACCGTTGGTGTCGGTCAGTTCAAGGGTCTCATGGTGTTCGACCGGTGGATGCTATGGCCCCATCTGGAAGATCCAGTCAAGGAGCTCGGTGCCGACTTTGGCTATCCAAAGTACTATAAGGTGGTCAGCGACGCCAAGGCTACGCCGCGTATGTTACTTCATCATACAAGGTGTATTAGACTAGAGGGCGTCGGACTCCCCTATTGGCAGCGCATCGCAGAGAACATGTGGGGTCTATCTGTAGTAGAACCCCTATTCGACCGACTAATCGCCTTCGACTCTACGACACAAGGTGCCGCACAATTAGTGTACCGTGCACATCTACGCACCCTGAAGATTGAAAAATTGCGGGATTTGATCGCATTCGGCGGAGAAGGTTATCAAGCTGTAATCAAGCAGATCGACATGATCCGCCTGATGCAGTCGAATGAAGGGTTGACCGTACTCGACTCATCTGATGAATTCGAGACGCACAGCTACGGATTCGGCGGCCTGTCGGATCTATTGGTCCAGTTCGCCCAACAACTAGCTGGCGCCGCTTCTATCCCTCTTGTACGGTTATTCGGACAGAGCCCGGCTGGACTTAACGCAACGGGCGAATCAGATATTAGGAATTACTATGATTATATTAACTCTCAACAGGAAACTGAGTTACGTCAGCCACTCGCTAAGTTACTTGATATAACTCATCGTTCGCTGTTTGGTAAACC